CCGTACGAGACGAACGCCATGTAAGCGACCGGCAGGTTCGGCAGCCGCCACCCGGAGCCTTCCCACAGGATGCTTCGAACACCCTGGATAGCAGCCGTCCAGGTCATCGTCTTGAGCGTGGGATACGGGCTTGCGCCGTCCACCTGGAAGAACGCCTCGCCCCAGTCGTCGCCCTCGACGGGCACCACGTCCTGAACCGGGCGCTTGGCGATCCAGCCCTTCGCGGCGCTCGTCACGATGTCGCGCTTGGCGTATGCCACGCCGCCGGCGTATGCACCGCGAGGATTGACTAGCCCGAGCCATTCACGGTGTCGATCAGCGAAAGCCGGCGGGGGAACTCGATGCCGAGCACGAAATCGGTGATGGTGTCGTCCGCATGAAGCTGGCGTTGGAGAGATACGCCGAGCTGACCAGCGTGAACTTGCCGACGTGCGGGTTTGCCGAGGGCTTCGCCTTGTTGGCGGTGGTGGTCTCGTTGAGCTGCAGCGAGCTCATCAGGAGCTGAGCCGGCACCTTGAGTGCGGTCGGCACCAGCAGGATAGACGCGGGCACCCCGAGCGGCCGCCCGTTGGGCTTGGTCTGCTCGTTGAAGAGGACCTCGGCCGCCGTCAGACCGTCCACCGACAGGGCGGTGTCCGCGCCCTCGCTGTAGTTCTTGTGAGCCGCCGAGAAGAACGCGTTCCCGTCGGTCTGCGTGGGATTCGAGAGCACCAGCGCCCACACCGCGTCCGCGATGGCCTCGCCCGCCCCCATCCCGATCTGGCGCGGGATGTCAGTGAAGGCGCCGAGGTCGTCGTTGATGATCATCTGCCGCGTGAGGGCAAACATGATGCCGTGCGTGTCGGCCTGCTGCGTGAAAGTCTGCTCCGACAGCTCGCCGTGCTTCAGCTCGCCGTCCGCCGCGACCTTCTGGAACTTGAAGCTGCCGGTCATCCGGTAGCGGGTGTGCTGCTTGAAGTCGTTGACGCTCGCGACGCGGCAGATGCGGCGCCACGAGTCCTCGACGTAGGTGAAGCCTTCCAGCAGCATCTTGTTCGCGAGGTTCGACAGGATGCCCGGCAGGCTCACCGTGCTGAACGCCGCACGGAGCCAGCCGTCGCCGTCGCGGGTGAACCGGGGCAGCCGCTGTCCGCACGCAAGCTCGCCGAGCTCCTGAATGCCGATGCCGCGGTACCTGTGCACGGCTTCGAGCACCTGCGCGGCGAAGAGCTTCTCCAGCCGCGACGTGGGCAGCACCGACATCAGCGCGGCGGCCTCGAGCACCGCCGGGGTACTCAGGTTCTGCACGACGTGGATGCCCGGCGCTTCAGGCCGGCTTGCGAGCAGGACTTCCACGCGGGTTTCCTTCTCGCTCCAGCCTTCGGCGATGGCCTTGGCCTCGATCTCGGTGAACTTCCCGCCGCAGGCCTTGCGGACGGCCTCGATGCGCAGTGTCTCGGCGGCCTCGCGTTCCCGACGCACAGCGATCGGATCAGGTTCGGGCGTCTTGGCCTCGACTACCGGCTGCTTCGGCGGCGCCGGGGACGCAAGCTGTTCGATCGGCTTGGGCGCCGACGTCGGGGCGGGCGACTCGATCTTCGGCTGCTCCGTCTCATACTTCGCCCGCAGGGCCTTCTTCTCGTCCTCGCCCAGCTTCGACTCGTCGAGGTTCTGAGCCTTCAGCCATTCGGCAAAAGTCTTCATCGTGGTCTCCTTGCTGTGAGCGGCGACCTTTGCAGTGGCTTTCGTGTCGGCGCCGCTGTCGACGAACGAAATCTCCTTGAGCACTGATTTCTGCACAACGTAGATCGGCCCGGCAAACGACCGGCCGTTGGCACGCACGTTCGCGCCTTCGGGCACGAACTCATATTCCCGCACCGGCGCCCCGATGCTCGACTTCCACGGGAAGCCGTTCCGCCCGCTTTCCACCACGTCGCGTGCCCACGAGGTCGAACGGCTGATCACGCCTTCGGCGTGCAATCTGCCGCCGTCGATCTGCACCCTGTCGGTGTGGCCGACGCCCTGCCTGGAATCGTGGTCCAGCCGCACGGGCAGCTTCTGGTCCTCGATGTCCATCCCCTCCAGGTTCACCACCGCGGGGAAGGGGAAGATGCTCACGCGCATCAGGCCGCCGGTGTAGGCGACCATCGAGAAGCGGGGTGGCGTCTTGGCCTCGCCGGCGGCGGCGTCGATGGTGAGATCGCACGGTTCGAAGTGCAGCATCGAAAGCATATCGTTATTCCTCATCGGACTCTGCGGTGTCGGCTGCGGCGCCTACGCCGGCGGTTACCGGTTCTGCGAAGCTGATGTCGAACTCCTTCTCCAGCTTCTTCACCTCGGCGATCTCGACTGCCCGCTGCCGCAGCTTCTTCTGCCAGTCGTTGCCCTGGCGGCCGTGCTCGTCGGCGAGCGTCGTCGTGTTGTTCTTCAGGCGCGTCTCCTGGGCCTTGGCCTCCTTGAGCGGATCGACGTGCTCCGTGCCGTCCCAGAACCACGTGTGCGGCGTGCGGCCGGAGATTGCCGCCAGGCCGCGTTCGCGGGCCTCCTGCGCCCACGCCGCGAGGATGCGGTCGACCACCCACTCCTCGCCGTCGTCCTGCTCCACGCGATTGGCCTTGAAGTAGGTCTGGTGGTCCATCCGGCCGCTCGCATAGTTGTAGTCGGACGAGTCGCCTGCTGCGATGTTGCGGGGCTGCAGGACGCTGCGGGCCATCTCGTTGATGATCTCGCGCTTGAACTCCGGATACGTCGTCGTCGGCTGCTGCGCCTGGATCTGGCCGAGCTTCCAGCCTTCGGGCAGCATAACATCTTGATGCTGATCTGGTATCAGATAGGCGAGGGAATGGAAAAAGGTCATAACCCCTCTCAATGCTTTGAAACTTCTCGTCGGATCGCGGCCTCCAAAGTAATCACTTTCCTATCCGGTTGCGAAATCCCAATCACCCTCGCCACCCGCCTGACTATCCCCACATGGACTATCGGCCACGCATCCTGCGGTAAGCCGGCGTTAGCAAGCTCCGTCTCAATAACCTTCATCACGGGGTTGTTGTCTTGATTCTGATATTCATCTAACATTCCGTTTTCTGGGCTGATATCGTACCGCCAGTCCTGGGGCGGCCCTCCCCCAGTCAGGTTAACCTTGAGAACCGCTTGGTTCAGTACCTCCTCATTGGCAAAGCATGCAAGCGCCCCCACATCAACCACATGTGACAAATTCACATCGTCGTATTCTGATTCCTCATCGATGACGTTGAGGAAGATGAGAGGCTTGGCGAATGTTATCTCGGTGTATACACAAACGCCTAGCCCGGATTTCTCACAATGTCCAAAAAATGCTTCGGACGGGTACAGGGATCATTAGACGCGGTTCGGGCTGAGGTTTCAGCGCTCCTTTGGCACACCACCCCCTTACCCCCGCGGTCTGGGAGATGCGCCTGGCCCTTGTTTCTCGCGGCGCCAGCACGGCAGGGGCATTGCCCGTGGGCGGCCGAACACTTGTCTGAATAGCGCGTGCAGCGGATGGCTGCTGCTCATTGAAGTCCACAAGTGCTGCGTGTTGCGAGATGATGAACCGGGTGGGGAGATCGAGCCATGCGAGACGATCCCGGTCTGCCTCGTCCAACTGCTTCAGCCGGACTGATACGGATGAACCAAAGCCTCCGGTTGGGTTCCGCAGGCGCTGGCCTTGGGATTTCTCCAACGTGAGCTTTCGAGAAAAAACCTGTTTTTTTACTTGACAGAGCCGATTTCATGTGTTATACTTCTTGCGGCACTTATGAATACCGCAACGGCAAGAGCCGAGCCTGCGGAAGAAAGCGAGGCTTTCTTCATGACATTGGTTGGAAGCGGATGGAGGAAGCGCTTCCCAAGGGTACAACGTTGATGATAGCCTTCCGAGGGCCTCGATGAGAGGTTTGATCTCCGACACAGGCAGACCGCGTCCGAAACGCACTGAGATCATAGAGGACCTTCGTGCGCGGATAGTCTCCGGGGAATTTGCACCCGGCACGCAACTGCCTACACTGGCGAAGATGCAGCAGATTTACGGAGCCTCCGACGTCACCATACGCCGGGCGGTGCATTATCTTCGCGACCATGAATTCATCGAGACGCGCGAAAGGTCGGGGATGTTCGTTGCCGAGCACCCGCCGTGCATGTGCACCATCGGCATCGTCATGCCCTATGATTTCCAAAGGGATCGTTCACAGTATCTCATCGCCTTGGAGAATGAGGTAAAGCATCTGGCTGAAACTCAGGCTTCCTCGAATGGCCTGAAGCGGAAGTTCGTGTTTTTCAGTGAGATTGAGGGGCCGCCGGAGGACACCCGGATTCATCACCTTCAGCTTTTCAACGCGGTGGAATCAGAGTTGGTCGGCGGGCTCTTCTTCCCCGGGCCGCCCCTGCGCTTCCGGGATACGGCAGTACTGAACAATCCCAACGTGCCGTGCGTCGGAACGGTATACTTCCCCATGCCCGGCATGATGCGCCTCTCGATGAGTCCCTTGAGTGTGGTGAAGAAGGCC